AACGCATGAACAGTTTAAACCGATTGAGACCAGCGAAGCAATTCAGATGCCTTCCACTGGTGGGAAAAGACTCCCCGTTCGGCTATGTGGAGAGATTAAACGACCAGGTTGACGCGAACAACTACCAGCCTGAGAACGCGATGGTAGAGGCTTTTGCTCAGATGAACGAGAACGGGCGTGAGGAATGGCTGAAGTTGACCGGCGATTCAGAGACCACAGAGGCATCCCCGTCCATGTCGTCAGGTGGGAGCCACAGACTCGACGCGTTATATACCATCGCGAAGGGTACGATCATGAGTGCTTCAGCCCCCTTGAGCAATTCCAGCGTAAATTTACAGAGTTAAAGGACGACCATGAGCCTGTTGATGCCATCCCGGCCGATAGTGATAAACCCTGACCTTGCATACAGTATTGGCCTCAATGAGGCGATTGCGTTGCAGCAGGTGAACTACTGGCTGAAAGAAACCACCTCCGGACTGGAGCGTGACGGCGTGCGCTGGATTTACAACACGAATGAGCAATGGCTGGGACAGTTCCCGTTCTGGTCTGAGTCGACTCTGAAGCGCACCTTCACTCGTCTTAAAGCGCTTGGCGTGCTCAAAATTGAGCAGCTGAATAAGTCTCAGCGCGACATGACGAACTACTACACGATCAACTACGAAAGCGAGCTTTTAGATGAGGTCAAAGTGACCAAGTCGAAGAGTTCAAAATGCACTCGTCCATCAGGTCAAAATGAACCGATGGAAGAGGTCACAGTGACACGCTCCATCGGGTCAAAACGAACCGCTGTCATCAGGTCAAAATGCACTGATGTTCTTACAGAGAATACAACAGAGAATACTACAGATATAAAAAACACTATTTGTCCGGTTGCGACGCAACCAGACCCTGAAGTGTTGATCACTGACAACGCCATTCTCGTTTTGACTCATCTGAACCAGGTCAGTGGTTCCCGATACCAGAAATCCAAAACCTCTCTGGAGAACATCCGGGGCCGACTTCGTGAAGGTTACAGCGTTGATGATCTCAAGCTGGTAATTGACCTCAAGCATGAGCACTGGAATGGCAATGACGACCAGTACCAGTACATGCGCCCTGAAACCCTGTTCGGCCCGAAAAAATTCGAATCCTATCTGCAAAGTGCTACTCGCTGGGAAAGCAAAGGTCGTCCAAAGCGTCAGGAGTGGAGCGGAAAACGGGATGAAGGGGTTTTCAAAACTAGTTTCCAGAACACTGATTACAGCGAGATCCCTGCAGGCTTCAGAGGAGCTAACTGATGAGCAGCCTGATGAAAACCCTTGAGATGTTCATTGCTGAGAATCCTGGCTTAACCAGCCGTGAGATTGCCGAAGCGTTTGCTGATTACTCTGTCGACGCTGTCCAGCGCACCGTGTGCCGTCTTCACGAATACAACTTCACCACCCGTGAGTGGAATGGTAAGCAGTTCCTGTATTACGCGATGTCAGATAGTGCTGCTGGCGGACGCCGTGAAGTCCCTGCTGATAAACACGTAGTAGCAATGATTGATCAGGCGAAAGAGTTACAGAACCGTGGTCTTTACCGCCGTGCTGCCACTCTCTGGCTGGAAGCATTCCAGCGCTCTCAGATTTTGACTGAGCGTGAACGCTGTCTGAAAGAGCGCCAGCGCTGTCTGCGCAAAGCCGTATCAACGAGCAAAGCAGATGGCTCATGGTTCCTGGCTGGCCGTTACGCAGGGGAAAACTGATGAAATATTCACTGATTTACGCTGATCCTGCCTGGGAGTATGGCAACACCATCAGCAACGGCGCAGCCGGGAACCATTACGGGACGATGAAGCTTATCGACATGAAGCGCCTGCCGGTGTGGGAACTTGCTGCTGAAGATGCTGTGTTGGCCATGTGGTTCACAGGAACGCACACCCGCGAGGCGATTGAACTGGCTGAAGCATGGGGCTTTAAAGTTCGCACCATGAAGGGTTTCACCTGGGTGAAGTTCAACCAGCTGGCGGAGCAGCACATCAACAAAGCACTTCAGGCTGGTGAAGTAGAAGACTTTTACGACTTCCTCGACCTGCTGAACGTTCAGACCCGGATGAATGGTGGGAACTACACCCGAGCCAATACCGAAGACCTGCTGATCGCTACCAGGGGAAATGGACTGGAACGCCAGTGCGCCAGCATCAAGCAGGTTATCTACAGCCCACTCGGTGAGCATAGCCAGAAACCAGCAGAGGCACGTTTCCGTCTTGAGCAACTTTATGGCGACGTACCTCGCATTGAGCTGTTCAGCCGCAGCGGCGCTACTGGCTGGGACCATTGGGGAAATCAGGCAGAGTCACCGGCAGTTGATCTCTTACCTGCCTGTGTGATTCCAGTTATCAAAAGCGGGGAGCGTGCAGCATGAATCAGGCGACCGAAAACGCGATCCATGCTGAGGCGAAACGCTGTAGTGATGCTATCCAGGCAGCCATGAAGAAAAAGCCAAAGCCTAAATTCGACAGCGTCAGCAAGCCCTTGCTCAGCAAGCACTACGAGAAGGTAAAGCCGCTGGGTATCACCTTCATTAAATTTGTCAGTGTCATTGGCCGCCTGAATGGGCGTTATGGAGTGGAATCATGATCGATTTAACGCCACGTCAAAGTGAAGTGTTCAACGCCATCAAGGATTATCAGGCTCGGTTGGGGTTCCCGCCGACAGTGAAGGAGCTTGCAGAACTGATTGGCGTGTCATCGCCGAACGCCGCTGCCGAGCATGTCAATGCGCTCAAGCGTAAGGGGTTTATCACTGTGGCCCCCGGCGCGGCGCGCGGGATAACCATCCTTGAGGATACTAAGGATTTCGGGGCGATATCGATCATTAAGTCGCTTCTGGATGGTGATGAGTACGCCCGAGAGCACGCCATCGCCTGGCTGGAGTTGCAAGGGGTGAAGGTATGAAGCTGGTCCTTCCGTTCCCTCCAAGCGTAAACACTTACTGGCGCGCGCCGAATAGTGGGCCGCTCAAAGGTCGTCATCTCATCAGTGCGAAGGGGCGAGCATTTCAGAGTTCGGCGTGTGCCTCGATCATTGAGCAATTGCGCTGCCTTCCAAAACCTTCTTCGGCACCAGCAGCGGTAGAGATCATCCTCTTTCCGCCAGATTCGCGCCGTCGTGATATCGACAACTACAACAAAGCGCTGTTCGACGCGCTCACGCACGCTGGCGTCTGGGAGGATGACAGTCAGGTGAAACGGATGCTGGTGGAGTGGGGGCCACAGGTGCCGGGTGGAAAGGTCGAGATAACGATCACTAAACATGAACCTCTGGCGGGTGCAGCCGCCTGATAAGTGGAGAAGAGCATGCAACAGCTGATTAACGTAAAAAACGACCCAGGATTTCCAGCTATGACCAGCCTTGAGATTGCCGGGCTTTGCGAAAAGCGGCATGACCACGTTTGCCGCGATATTAAAGTGATGCTGGAACAGCTCAATATTCAATCTCCCCAAATCTGGGGAGATTACCGGGACGAAATTGGAAGGTCATATCCATGCTTCCACCTACCTAAAGATTTATGCCTGACGCTGGTTTCTGGTTACAACATTGTCCTTCGAAAAAGGATCATCGATCGTTGGCTTGAACTTGAGCAACAGAACCAGCCTAAGGTGCCTCAGTCGTTTTCAGAAGCGCTTCGCCTGGCAGCAGAACTGGAAGAGCAAAAGCAGATGCTCAGTGAACAGTTGGCTGTCGCAGCACCCAAGGCCGAATTTGTGGATCGCTATGTTGTGGCTACTGGAACAATGACTTTTAGGCAGGTAGCAAAACTTCTGAACGCTAAAGAGCCAGAGTTCCGTTTGTTCCTACTGGATAAACACATCATGTATCGCTTGAACGGTACTCTCACGCCCTATCACCAGCACATAGAAGCCGAGCGCTTTGAAGTGAAGACGGGAACCACAAACGCATCCAACTACGCCTTCAGCCAGGCTCGGTTCACTGCAAAGGGTGTTAAATGGATTGGCGGTCTTTGGGCAGAACATAACGCAAAGGGGCAAGTGGCGTGAAGGCTTTGCTTACTCCTGAAATTGCTCCTATTGCCGGGGTGGTAATTCTTCGCCCTGGCAGTGAGCTGTTGTGGCTTTTCCGACAGGGCCGCGTTGTTGTAGAAACGCCTACCGAAGCCATGAGCGATTTGCCGTCTGGCATTATCCCTGAGGCTTATCAGACACTGACAGATGATGTCAGTATGCATCCCATTTTTGAGAACGAACGAGTTATTCAGCGAGCTGGTGGAATAGGTGGTCTGGATGCATGGCTTGAACGCAAACATGAGTGTCAGTGGCCTCACAACGACTGGCACGCGAGCGAATTCACAATCATGCACCATCAGCCAGGAAGTATCCGTCTTTGCTGGGCATGTGATAACCAAATCCGTGATCATTCCACTGAAAGACTCGCGGGAATTGCCCGTCAAAACCTGGTATCCTGGCTCCTGAAGATGGTGAATGGTCAATTAGGCTTCAGCGATGACCACACACTGACTCTACCGGAGTTCTGCTGGTGGATGGTCAGGAACGACTTAGCCGATCTCATACCTGAATCAGTTGCCAGCAAGGTGTTACGAATTAAGCCGGAAGCTATCAGTCCGGTGATGAGGGAAAGCGACATTATCCCATCAGTACCGGCGACGGAACTGCTGCAGGAGAAGGTTAAAAATATAGTCGCGGTGAAGGTAGACCCGGAGTCACCGGAATCATTCCTGCTGAAACCCAAACGTCATCGCTGGGTAAACGAGAAGTACACGCGCTGGGTGAAGTCTCAGACGTGTGTTTGCTGCAATAAACCAGCAGACGATCCCCATCACCTGATAGGCCACGGGCAGGGTGGAATGGGTACTAAGGCGCACGACCTGTTTGTAATACCTCTGTGCAGGGGGCATCACGACGAGTTGCACGCTGATCCTGTGGCATTTGAAGCGAAGCACGGCGACCAGTTGGTGCTGTTGTTTCGATTTTTAGATCGTACGCTAGCAATCGGCATACTGGCGTAAGTGGAGAGCGCGAAATGATTAACCCTTCCGAAGTTGGCAAACCCGGCGAAATGGCTCGTCTCAATACTCTTGAAAGCATCTGGGTGCAGGGCAAGCTCCGCATGTGGGGCCGCTGGTCATATATTGGCGGTGGTTCTGGAGGCAATATGTTTAACCAGTTACTGGCCTCCGGGAAGATAACCAAAACAGCCATCAATGAAGCCCTGCGCCGAATGAAGAAGTCTGGTCTTACTAAGCCAGAGCTGGAGGCCTTCTTTAAAGAGATGCTGGAAGGTAAACATAAAAGCTCCCTGGCGTTCTGTAGCGATGATGAAGGTCTCAAGATTGATGGTGCGATTGGTGCACACCTGATGTCAGAAGGGCATAAAGGTCTGTACGGCGTAATTGTGGATCGTTACCGCCTGCGTAAAAGTAAAAGGCAAATGGCGGATGAACTCCAGACAAAGCATCCAGAATGGGCCTACATTACCTGCCGTCGCCGTATTGATACCTGGCTAAGTTTGGCTGAATCGGTGCTTTACGCTCCACTTTGTGACTCATTCGACACAAATAAGCGAAGATTTAACTTGAAAAGTGAGCCAGAAAGTGTTTGAATTGTGATAGGCTCGGGACGTTAAAGCGCACTGAGCAACAGAACATAAAAACCCGCCACGTTGCGGGTTTTTTATTTGCGATCACTTTATTTTTGTCCTTGCTAAGTTATTGTATGAGCAAGAACTAAAATTCAAGTGGTGACAATGTGCTTTCTAACAACGAACGTTGGGTTTCTTTTTTTGATTTTGCTTTGACACCCACGCATGCAGCAGCCCCAAGTATTCCGATTGCAGAGATTCTTACAAAGCTAAAGCTGCTGGTGGATTCAGGCAATGCAGTGAAACTGTACAATAATGGTTCTAGGGCGCTCAGAATTTCAGAAATGAAGTTTGCTGCTGGTGCCGCCCAAGCGACCATGCTTATCCAGCTAAGTGACAAGAATGGATCAGATCCTGTTTTCGGTGAGCTCACGACAGGTAATCTTAGGGTTGAGCCCAAGCTGGCAGGAGAAGGGATTGCAGTGTCATGTCACATTGTGATTTCCACCATCGTTGAGCCACATTCAGCAGACCACTACAAAACGCTCGTTGAATCTGTTCCGGGGATAAGTAAGTCGGTTCTTGAACCATTTTTGAACGCAATGCTCAGGGAGGCTTTTACTGGATGTGAGTTCAAAAATCCTGCAACGAAGGCTATGTGCCAGCATCGTCCGAAGTTAGACATATATTCCCATGGCTCACAAACGCTATTGGATGCTCTAAAAGGTGCAAAACTTCATAACGTTAAGCTTGTGAGCACAAGAAGAAAAGGTGGACTTGACCAAACAGCTTACACTGAACTATCAGAGAGAGCTGTAAGGTACAAGATCATCAAACAGCCGCCATTGAAAGATAAAGAAAGGTTGTTAGAAATCCTGAGAAAGAAAGGGCAACAGTCTGGATATACCAAGGTTTCAATTAGCTACTCAAAAGATGGCAAGCAAGCCAGTTTAGATCTGGATCGTAACGAAGATGCTGCCACAAAACTGTTCACTAAAAGTGAGAGGGTCATATTAGGTAACCTCATCAACCAATGTGAAAGCACAGTTCACCTGCAGCTTGAAACAAAAATGATAGGGTTGCTCTAACGGGAGTTTCATATGAAACTTTTTTCACCGCTGAGTTATCTCCGCATTAAGCATGAGGAAAAGGATTGGTATGACTACAAAATACCAGCCATAGTTTCTGTAATTGTCACTTTTGTTTATCATTTTCATGCTAACAAAATTTCTTTAATCGAGACTAATGGGCTCCTACTTCAAGTTAATGGTTTACTTCAAGTATTGATTGGCTTTTATATCGCTGCACTGGCTGCGGTTTCTACTTTTTCTAGTTCTTCGATTGATGAAGTGATGGCGGGTGTACCCCCGACTCTGGTAGAGAAATTCCGTGGGCAAAAACTCACTGTAGAACTGACGCGTAGGCGCTTTGTTTGTTACCTTTTTGGGTATCTAGCTCTTGTAAGCTTTATGTTATTTTGCATAGGGATGATTTCCATTCTGATGGGGAAGCCCTTCCATATGTGGCTGCTCACATTCTGGTCTGCTGATGCAATCTTATGGCTTAAAACGGTGTTTGTTGGTGTTTATTTATTCATCTTAATGAATATCATAACAACTACATTGCTGGGACTATACTTCCTAGCGGTTCGGTTCCATCAATCATCGCTGTAATAAAATCTAAACACTTTGAGGCTGCCTAAGGCAGCCTTTTTTTATTCCCCTCATTCTGAGAGGACTACAGCAATAGAGGGGGCTAAATGTCCGAACCATTATCAACCGCCGTTGCTGGTGGAGTAGCAGCTGGATCTGCAGGGGTTACATTTTCGACCCTGTTCCCTGAAGCAACTCCCGCAGTGATGATCTGCGCTCTGGCTGGTGCTGCGCTTTATGTCCTATCAGCAGAAGACCATAAGTTCTGGAAACAGGCTATTTTCGCCCTCATTTCCTTTGTTGGTGGCGTCTACGCTGCTGGTACGGCGTCAGAAATTATCGCGGCCATCATCAACGCCGGACTCAGTCATTTAAGCCCGCCAGTGCACATTAAAGTCACTCCAGCGATCGGCGCGCTGGCAGCCTCAACAATTTCCGTCACCATTCTGTTGCGTGTTCTCTCTCGTTCGCGCACCGGCAGTCTTCCCGGGCTGAAGGAGGAAAAATGACATGGCAAACACTGCTGATAAACATCAATGCGATTGCCTGCATCATGATTTGCGTTCGTCTGCTGTTCTTTCGTAAGCGAGATGGGCGCCATCGCCCCGGTATTGCGTGGCTGGCTTATGGCTTGATTCTTGGTTCAGCATGGGTTGCTTTCCGTATCTGGCATGGGAATTATGTCCAGGTCGATTACGGGGAGCTGATTATGAACGTGTTTGTCTGCGTTATCGTATGGCGGGCACGCGGAAACGTGGCGAAAATAGCAGTGAGTACCCCGCAATGAATAAAGACGACATTTTTAATGCCATCTTGGGTAAAGAGGGTGGTTACGTTAATCACCCTGATGATAAAGGCGGCCCGACAAACTGGGGAATCACTCAGGCAGTAGCGCGATCTCATGGGTATAGCGGTGATATGAAAAATCTCACCCGCCAGCAGGCTCTGGAAATCCTAACGGCTGACTACTGGACGGGGCCACGCTTCGATCTTGTTTCTGAAGTTTCACCAGCGATTGCAGCGGAGCTTTGCGATACAGGCGTAAACATGGGGCCATCGGTACAGACTAAGTGGTTCCAGCGCTGGCTCAACGTCTTCAACATCCAGGGCACTCTTTACCCGGATCTTATTGCTGATGGCTTTATCGGTCCACGAACTATCAGCGCATTGAAAAGCTACCTTTCGCGGCGCGGTAAGGAGGGAGAGCTCGTCATGCTTCGCTCTTTGAACTGCAGCCAGGGTCAACGCTATCTGGAGTTGGCAGAACAGCGCCCGGCGAACGAGTCCTTTGTTTACGGGTGGATAAAGGAGCGGGTGGTGCTATGAGCAAGTGGCTCCAGATTCTAATCCCACGATGGGAAACCGATACGGTTGTACTGCAGGAAAAGGAGAATAAACTCCATATCGTTTGCAGTTACGAAGATATTGAACCGGGTGAGATTTTTGATGGCATGTGTGAGCTAAAGACGTTCACCTGGTTTAACTGGTCATTCCCTTCTGGAGAAGCCATCAACGTGCGACCGTTTGAACCAAAGGTGGAAGCATGAGCATGATTGAAATCATCATTGGCATCATTGGCGCAATTTGTGTCGCAGCAGCAGGTGGCTTTGGAATGGGCCATATTCGAGGTGCCAGAAAAGCCGAAGCGAAAGCAGACCAGCAACGGACTGAAGAAAAAGCCGCTTCCACCGAAGCAGTAGCCGAACGCCGGGTAGAAGCAACGAAAGAGGCCAGCAATGTACAGCAGACTGTTAACCGCATGCCTGATGACGATGTTGATCGCGAGCTGCGTGACACGTGGAAGCGTCCCGGTGGTGGTTGATACCGCCTGTGACTGGGTAAAGCCAATCTACGTGACTGATCACGACATTGACGTTATGGACCGCCAGACGAAGAAAGACATCCTGGCGCATAACAAAGCGTGGCAGGCGAACTGCCAGAAGGAGAACGCTGAATTGAAGTAGCAAAACGGAAAGGCCGTAGCCTAAAGGCAATGCAGCAGTCATGATGCTGCCCCGAGTCGCGTAATGGCGAGCAGGTATAGCAGACCGTTGTGAGGGTAATTAAGGGAACATGCTCCGGTAAGGCAGCGCGAACGCCAAACGCGTACCGGTTATAAGCGGCGATAAAGCGACAGCAACTCAAGGGCATGAGCGTGGCCACTCCGGGAAGTGGCAGCCATTACAAAGCTCACCTGCTGGTGGGCTTGATAATGTCTATCCCCTTGCGAGGATAAAACTCAAATATCCCCGTGAGGGGATAAGGCATTACAGCAGGCATTTAAGAACCCTATTCGATAATGCTTTTTACGAGATTATCTTCAGCGTATTCTGTGACCTCCGATTATGAACAGGAGGTTACGATGTCAGATATTGATTTTGAAGCTTTAGGGCGATGCCAGCACATCAGCAAACAATTAGAATCTGCTTTGCGAGACAGACATACCGCTTATAGCAAAATGAACAACTGCTATAGGGCAAATGGAAGTGGGCAAGTAGGTACATCTGTAACAACTACAGACCTAAAAACGATGCAAGCTCATTTTGAGGAATTCAAGCTTATTGAGCAGAAGATTGTTGAACTGGTCGGTGAGTATAACGAATGGGCCCCCAAAGCTAATGAGAGAGTCATTAAATTCACTAAATTTTGATTCATGAAGAATGAACATTAGGCCTCGCAATCGCGGGGCTTTTTTATGCGCTTCGCACGCGCAGCATGAAGAGAGTCTTTCAGTAGTGAGCCTGGGTGATGCCGTTAGGTTGCGTTTACCTCTCGGGCGGTATTGCCGTGCGACAGGCTCACGTCTAAAAGGAAAACCGCATGAGACTTACAGTTCTGGATGATGATCCAGGCACAAGAATTAATCCCAGCCAAGAACGCTATACCGTCTATCTCGATGGTGTTGAGGTTAAGCACGTCTTCACTGCGGATGATGAAAAAGGCGTGATAATTGCCGCTGTACCCGATGAACGCGGATATATGAAGGCGGAGAACGGCGAGGTGAAGCGGCAAACGCTTTACGGAACAGTCACCATAAAACGCCAGTAAATCTCGTGGAGAAAATATGCATGTCACTATTGATGGCGTCCCGTTTGTGCCTGCCAGCTCTTCGTTGGCGCGGATAGGCATTGCTATCACAACTCACAACCGTGCAGATGTTCTAAAGCGGGCTCTTGATCAGCACATAAAGCATTTACCAGCGGGTGCGCTGGTGGTTGTGATCGATGATGGATCTAAACCTGAAGCGGTAGTGCCTGATGGCGTGCAGAAGCTTCGCCATGAAACTTCGCTCGGTATTGTCGCTTCGAAGAACGCCAGTCTGACCGCGTTGGTGGATGCCGGGTGCGCGCACCTTTTTCTGTGGGACGATGACGCCTGGCCGATTGCCGATAACTGGCACCTTCCTTACATTGAATCACCAGAGCCACATTTGGCCTATCAATTCCTCGATCTGGCTGGAGGCAATAAGCTGAAGGATATGGCGGTGCTGCACCAGGATGATAAGCATATCGCTTACACCGGGCAGCGCGGCGTTATGCTTTATTACCACCGCAGCGCGATTGAGAAGGTAGGCGGTTTCGATCCTGTTTACGGTCGCGGGATGTACGAGCATCCTGATCTGGCGCTTCGCATCTACAACGCTGGGCTATCAACCTGGGCATTCGCTGATGTGGTTGGCTCTGAAAAACTCATTCACTCAATGGACGAGCACGAAGAGGTTACGCGCTCTATCCCCCGGCCTGACCGTGAAGCACTGGTGAAACGCAACGTCGCGATATTCAACGCCCGGCGCGATAGTGGTTATACCGGATTCGCATCATATGGTTCCAATCCGAACCTGGTGATTACGACGTTGCTCACGAGCCAGCCAGACCCACAGCGAACCGGGAAGATGAAACCCGATCCGCAGGCGCTGCAGGCTTGGGCAGACTCAATATCCGGCGCGCTGCCGATTGTCCTGGCTGACGAATTAAAAGAGTCGCCAACTGGCGCCAGCCTGTTTGAAGTGCCGCCGGTGAACATGAGCCCTTACTTTGCTCGATGGCTGCACGTCTACCAGTACCTTCGGGCGCATCCTGAGTATCACCTTGTCTGGTGTACTGATGGTACCGATGTCGAGATGCTGCGAGAACCCTGGTCAGAAATGCAACCGGGTAAAATTTACGTTGGCTCTGAGCATAAGACGTATTTCGACGAATGGATGAAGGGCAATCACCACGGCAAAGCCTATAGCGATTTCATCGACCAGCATCGTGATGAGCCACTGCTTAACGCTGGCCTGCTGGGTGGCAGCCGTCAAGACGTAATGGAGTTTGCACATCGGATCATCAGGCAGCACTACCTGATTGAAAGCCACCGGTTCTGGAAGATGGAGACGGCACCCGCCACGCTGGTGGACATGGGAGCATTCGGTATGGCTGCAAAGTCTTTCGGTGATCGCATCGTTACCGGCCCTAAGGTACACACCATCTTTAAAACGGATGGCTTCGGCAAGGAGAGCGCCTGGTGGCGACATAAATAATGGTGAGGATTTTATGAGAATAGAAATATCAGAAAACGGGCAGGTTGTATGGATGCGAGACACAAAGACGCTTGAAGGGTTGGCCTGTACGAACTATGTAAAGGACGGCACGCAGCTGAGAATCATTGCCGCCCTTGAGGGTGCCTTAGTTCAGGCTAAAGGGGAGCAATTATGCTGGAATAATACTGATGCTGTGACGGATGTTCGCCGACCCACCTCCTAAGTCAATAGTTACATTCCAGGTGCCGCTTGAAGGGACAACCAATCTGGCAGGCAAATGAGTGAAGAAGCCTCCACCTCCATGATGCTGAAATCCCGCACCTCTTTTATAGGAATTGAAATTGCTGTCAGTCATTAACAAAACATTGCATTGATGTGAGCACTGTACGACTACAGTATCTCCTGCATTTAAGTGCATTCGTTTATGTAGAAAATCCATCTTATTCCTTTAAAAGAGGTAATCAGCCATCCCTCTTTATTGAGTGCGCCAGTGTCCCACCACTGACGGGCTGAACACGTACATTAACCAGGGTTAAACTGAAGTAAAACCCTGATACTTAGACAGTAGCCGCCATCGTGCGGCTTTTTTATTGGAGATTAGCTGGTGGCTGAAGACATAAAGTTTGTGGTGGTCGGCCATCACATCAGGCGGCAACAGGCTGTGGCGCTGGCCTTGAGTATTGAAGCACACCTTCTAATCGATGAAGGGAATCACGGAGCTAACTGGAATCACCGTCGCGCTATCGAATGGGCTGCTGAGCAACCTTGCCGGGTAGTGGTGCTGGAAGACGATGCGCTGCCGGTGCACGGGTTCATCGAGAAAGTTGCTGAGTGGCTGGCCCGTTTTCCTGACGACATGCTGAGCTTTTATCTCGGTACCGGCCGCCCGCCTCAGTATCAGATGCAGATAGCTGAGCGACTTATCATCACCGACAAGAACCGGTCTGACTTCATCACGTTGCCGCGGTTGATTCATGGCGTCTGCTACAGCGTGCCGACGCAGGCAGTTGAACGCGTACTGTCACGCTGGGATACCAGCAAAGCCGCTGACTATGCAGTGGGTGACGCGCACGGCGGTCCTGTTATCTATCCATGTTACTCACTCGTTGATCATGCAGACGGCGAGCCGGTAGAGCGGCCGGTAGATGGTATGCCGCGCACTGAGCGCCGTAAGGCCTGGAGGTTACATGTCTAAGCTCACAACCCTGAAGCCACGCCTCAAGGTAATTGATACCCGGCGCCTCAAGCCTGTGTACGGAGAGCAGCGCCGCATCAGTGGCAGTGCAAGGGTTAGCCTGAAGCGCCGCATCTATAAGCGTG